ATTAAAGGATTAGCAAAAGCATTTGGAACAGGTGGAGAATTTGGAAATTTAACACAAGAACTATCTAAAACATTATCAGGAACTATATCTAACTTAAAAGATGCTTTATTTACATTTCAAGTTTCAATTACTAGAGGTTTCTTTTTTGAATTAAAAGAACAATTAGGAGATTTAAAACAATTTACAGAAGATAATCAATTTGCAATAGAATCTTTAGGTGTACAGATTGGAGAAAAATTAGCTGTAGCAATAGTAAAATTATCTGATTCAGTTAAAACTTTAACTCAAAATTTTAGAGATTTACAAAGTATTATAGGACTTCTTGCTATTGCATTTGGTGGATTTACTGCAAAAATAGTTGGTGCTGGATTAATTATAGATGACATTAATAGAAGAATTAAAAAACTTGCTAATGATGTTACACAAGATTTTCAAAAAATTAAAGAATTTGAGCATGAACTTTCTATTCCAGTTAAAAATTTAAACAAAGAATTAGAATACACTAGACAATTAATACATGATTTTGAACATGAATTATCTGTTCCTGTTCCAACTGCAACAGAAAAAGCTATAGAGAAATTTAAAGAATTAAATAATGGTGCATTAGAAAATATTAAAAAGAAAACTGGCAATATACAAATGACTATTGCAGAGGGTATTAATAATGGAATAACTAAAATGTCAGAAGCATTTGCAAGATCAGTAGTATTTGGAGAAAATTTAAAAGATACTCTTAAAAATTTAGCAAGAGAAGTTTTGGTTAGAATACTTGCTATTTTAATTGAACAAATATCAAGAATGGCTATTCAAATCGCTATGGAAAATACAATGATTGGTCAATTAGCAGTTAAACTTGGTATTGAAAAACAAATAACAGAAGAAAAAAGAAAACAAAATCAACAAAGTAAATCTAATTTAGGAAGTTCATTAGTAAGTTTTGCTAGTTCTTTTTTACCTAAATTTGCTAATGGTGGTGCTGTATCTAAAGGAAAACCAATCGTTGTTGGAGAAAGAGGTGCTGAATTATTTATTCCTAATTCATCTGGTCAAATAACTCAATCTGCTAGAGGAACGGGTGGTGGAAGTACAACAGTTAATTTTAATATTAATACAGTAGACGCATCTGGCTTTGAAGAATTATTAGTTAGATCAAGAGGAACTATTACTCAATTAATTAATAATGCAGTTAATGAAAGAGGTAAGGAGAGTCTAATCTAATGGCTGGTGCATTTCCAATATCTTCTGCTCAATTAGAATCTTTAGGTATTAAATCAATTCAAAATACTATTATTTCTAAATCTGTATCTGGTAAGAAACTTGCTAGACAAATTGATGGTCAAAGATGGGGATTTACAGCTAGAGTAATTACAGCAAAAAGAAGTGATGTTTATGGCGAATTGATGGCATTTATTGTTAAGCAAAGATCAGGCAAAGAAAACTTTACAATTATCCCACCAGAAGTCGAAGATGCTAGAGGTACAGCTAGTGGAACACCTAATGGTACTGCATCTGCTGGTGCTACATCAATTACTTTAGGTGGTACAGGAACAGGCACATTAAAAGCTGGAGATTTTATTAAATTTGCAAACCACGATAAAGTTTATATGGTCGTTGCAGATCAATCAGATATTTCAACAGGCTCACTTACTATTGAGCCACCTTTAACTACAGCAGTTTCTTCATCAAACATACAATATGATAATATTCCATTTACTGTACATTTGACTAACGATATTCAAGAATTTGGAGTTGTTGGTGCAGATAAAGATGGTAATGCTTTATATCAATTTGAATTTGATGTAGAAGAATCTCTTTAATGAAAAAATATAAAATAACGCATAGAATAAGTGCCGATTTTATTGCCGAAGCTATTGTTAATGAAGATGAAATAGATACTTCAATTAACGATCTAAAGGAATATAAGAAACCTAATAGCAAATTTGAATATACTATGTTAAAAGGTACAGAAAGTGTAACCCAAACTAATTACGAAGAATATGAGCAGAAATCTAACGACAGCGATAAAGAACGCATTAGCAACAAATGATATTCGACCAGTACATCTTCTCACTATTGGGTTCAGTACTCCTGTTAATTTTACTGATTGTTCCTTTTCGCTAACATCATCAATTTCAGGCTCATCAATTACTTATAATCCATCTGATTTTATTATTGGAGTATCAGATTTTACAGAAGAAATAGATGTTACTAAATCAAGTTTAATCATATCTTTATCTGGTGCTGACCAAACATTTATATCAACAGTATTAAATGAAAATATTACTAATGATGAAGTTACTATTTATAGAGGTTTATTAGATAGTTCTAGTTCATTAATTGCTGACCCTTTTTTACTTTACAAAGGTAATATTGAGGGATTTGGTATTAAAGAAACTACTAAAGATAGTAATGTTACTTTAAGTGTCGTTTCACATTGGGCTGACTTTGAAAAAAAGAATGGTCGTAAAACAAACAATACATCTCAACAAAGATTCTTCAGTACAGATGTAGGTATGGATTTTTCATCTCAAACTGTATTAGATGTTAGATGGGGTAGAGAATAATGTTTAAATGGTTTGAAAAGCTATTAATCAAAGTTGCAAAAAAGATACTTAATAAATATGCACCTAAAGGAGAGTTTTTAGCATACATAAACAAACGAGAAGAAAAACTTTTAAAACAATATGGTGGTGCTGGATTACCTGTAAAAGAAACAGGTATTAAATCTTTCTTTGGTTTTAGTGGAATTGTTAGAGCAGTTACAAGTTTTTTTACAAGTGCTAATCCTATTGTTACTTTAATTGCCACAGTTGCAATCGCATGGATATTTAGACCAAAAGTTCCTGAAATAGCTGACTTTGGTACAAGTGAATTTGATGATTTTGAAAAAGGTATTTTAGTTAATAAACAATCTAATGATGCAAATATACCTGTGGTTTATGGAACAAGATTATTAGGTGGAACTAGAGTATTTATAGAATCTTCAGGAACAGATAATCAATATTTATATGTTGCTATAGTACTTTGTGAGGGAGAGATTAATGATATTACTGAAGTTAGAATAGACGATAGAGTTGTTACATTTGATGGAAGTTTTGCAGATAATACTCAATTAAGTGTAGATAGTTCAGATGCTAATTATTATAGAGATAGCGAAAGTTTAATTACAATAGAGCCTCATTATGGAACAGATGGTCAAGCATCATCAACTTTATTATCTGAATTAGATAGTTGGGGAACTAATCATAAATTATCTGGTCTTTGTTATTTAGCTTTGAAGTTTAAATGGAATCAAGATATTTTTAATTCTATTCCTAAAATTCAAGCAGTAGTACAAGGTAAAAAAGTAAAAACTTATAATGCTAGTCTTGTTGAACAATCAGCATCTTTTTCAACTAATCCAGCATGGGTATTGCTAGATTATTTAACAAGCGAAAGATATGGTAAAGGTTTATCAACTGATGAAATAAACTTACAAAGTTTTTATGATGCCTCACAAGTTTGCGAAACACAAGTAACACCATATTCAGGTGGAAGTGATATTAATATATTTGATTCAAATGCAGTATTAGATACATCTAAAAAGATATTAGAAAATGTTAGAGAGTTATTAAAAGGCTGTAGAGGTTATCTTCCATATACACAAGGACAATATAGTTTAATTATAGAAACAACAGGCACAGCAAGTATTACATTAACTGAAGATGATATTATTGGTGGTTATTCTGTTAATAGCCCAGCAAAAAATGAAAAATATAATAGAGTAATTGTATCTTATGTTAATCCCGATAGAAATTGGCAAGTTGATGAAGTTCAATTTCCACCTATAGATGATTCAGGACTTCCTAGTGCAGATCAACACGCAACAATGAAAGCTAGTGATGGTGGATTTTTATTAGAGGGTAGATTTGATTTTGGTAAAGTAATCACATCTCCATATCAAGCTGAAGAAATGGCAGAAGTTATTTTAAGAAGAACTAGAGAAGCAACAAGATTATCTATTAATGTTTCATTTAGTGCTTATGATTTAGCAATAGGAGATATAGTTAATATTACTCACAGTTCACTAGGTTATTCTGCTAAACCTTTTAGAATACTATCAATTAAATTTAACTCTGATTTTACATTAGGTTTAGATTTAATAGAACACCAAAATACACATTTTAGTTGGGCATCAAAAACTCAACAAGCAACAATACCAGCAACTAATCTTCCTAATCCATTTACAGTTCAACCACCAACAAGTATTACTTTAGATGATACTTTAATTGAATACAATGATGGAACTGTAATTGTTGCTTTAGATATAACTATAGGTGCATCTACTGATAGCTTTGTTGATTATTACCAAGTTGAATACAAAAAAAGCACAGATTCAAATTATATTATTTATGCACAAGGTAGTGGTTTAAATCATAGAGTATTAAATGTAATTGACCAAGATACTTACGATGTAAGAGTTAAAGCAGTTTCAAGTCTTGGCATTTCTTCAAGTTATATATCTGCATCAAGAACTATCGTAGGTGCAATTTTACCACCAAGTGATGTAGAAGATTTTTCATGTAATATTGTTGGACAAGAGGCTCATTTATCATGGTCGCAAATACCTGATTTAGATTTAGCTTATTATCAACTTAGATTTAGTGAAGAAACTGATGGAACAGCAGATTGGCAAAACTCAGTTAATTTAGTTTCTAAAGTATCAAGACCAGCCACATCAATTTCAGTACCAGCTAGGGCTGGAACTTACCTTATAAAAGCTGTCGATAAACTTGGAAACTTTAGTTCAAATGCAACTGCAATTATTTCAAATGTAACTGATACTGTTAATCATAACTCAATAGCAACGCAATCAGAACACCCTGACTTTTTAGGAACTTTAACAAATACAGTTATAGCAGATGATTCAATTAGATTAGATTCTTCGGAATTATTTGATTCAGCTAGTGGATTATTTGATGATGAGACAACTAGATTTTTTGATTCTGGTGTAAGTAATGCTGACTTTTATGCAAATGGTAATTATGAATTTGCAAATGTTATTGATATTGGTGCTAAACATACTGCTAGAATTACAGCATCATTAACACAAACTTCAGATAACCCTGACGACTTATTTGATAATAGAAGTGGATTGTTCGATTCTGCTAGTTCAAACTTTGACGGAGATACACCAGCAAATTGTGATGCTCATTTAGAAATTGCAACTTCAGATGACAATATAACTTATACAGCTTTTCAAAATTTCGTAATAGGAAACTATACTGCGAGATATTTTAAATTTAGAGTATTTTTAACATCAAGAGATTTAGCATCTACACCTGTAGTTTCAGCAGTAACAGTAACCATAGATATGCCTGATAGAATATTTAGTGGAAATGATATAACTTCTGGTGCTGGAACTTATACAGTAACATTTACAAACCCATTCAAATCTGTTAATTATGCTACAGGTATTACAATGGAAAATGGAAATACTGGAGATTATTTTACTGTTTCAAATAAAACAATTAATGGATTTGATGTTTCATTTTTCAACAGTTCAGATACAGCAGTATCAAGAACTTTTGATTATATTGCAAAAGGCTTTTAAAAGGAGTATAAGAACTTATGGCTCAACATGACATGAATATCGCTAACCAATCTTTTCCTAGTTTTAGGACAGATTTAAACAATGCACTTTCATCTATTAATTCAATGCAATCTGGCACATCACGACCAAGTGGTGCAGTTGCTGGAACTCTTTGGCTTGATACAACAAATGCTGGTTCAAACTCATTAGAAATAAAATTTTTTGATGGAACAGATGATATATCTTTTGCAACAGTTGATACTTCAGCAAATACAATTAATTTTATAGATTCAACAGTTAATGCAGATTTATTAAATGACACCACTCCACAATTAGGTGGAAACTTAGATGTGAATGGTAATTCAATCGTATCAGTTTCAAATGGAAATATCTCAATCACACCTGATGGAACAGGTAAAGTTATTATAGATGGTTTATCACACCCAACAGCAGATGGAACTAATGGTCAAGCATTAGTAACTGATGGTGCTGGAAATTTATCTTTCGGAGATGTTTCAGTAAGTTTAAGTGCAGTAGGAGAATCAATTATCCCATCAACAACTGATACTTATGATTTAGGTTCTGCATCTTTTGTTTGGAGAAACATATACACAGGGGATTTACATTTATCTAACGAAGCTAAAGATCAAGGTAATTCTGTAGATGGCACTAAAGGTAATTGGACTATTCAAGAGGGTGCTGACGATCTATTTATTGTTAATAACAAATCAGGAAAAAAATATAAGTTTAAACTAGAGGAGATTTAATATGGCTTTTATCTCCAATGGCACTACAATTTTAGATAATGGTGCATTTGATGTTTCATTAGGAAATTTAGTTTTAATATCTGAACAAACAGCATCAAGTTCAGCATCAATATCATTTACAACAGGAATAGATAGCACTTATCCAATATATCGTTTTGAGTTTATAAACTGCCACCCATCAACAAATATTGTAAATTTTCAATTTAATTTATCAACAGATAGTGGAAGTAATTATAATGTAACTAAAACTACAACTTATTTTCAAGCTAATCATTATGAAGATGATAGTAGTCCAGCTTTAGGTTATCAAACAGGTAGAGATTTAGCACAATCTACATCAGATCAATTACTTACTTCAAATACTGGAAATGACAATGACCAAAATTTAGCTGGAGAATTATTTTTATACAATCCATCTTCAACTACATTTGTTAAACATTTTATAGCAAAAATAAATAATAATGAACATGGAGATGGAACTTTTAATAGTTATATAGCTGGATATGGGAACACTACATCTGCAATAAATGCTATAAGGTTTAAATTTTCATCTGGCAACATAGATTCTGGCACAATAAAACTTTATGGAATAAAGGATTCATAATGGCAGTAGTATCAGGTGGAACAACATTAATAGACAATGGTGCTTTAGACCCAGCAG